AGCTGCGTTGTTTATCCTTTGTTAGATCGCTACAATCTAAATGGTTAGATAATTACCAAATAATGACTGCGAACAGACTACTTAGGTTCGTCCTTTTCATCTGTTCTACCTCGCAATGCGGCCTGATTAAAGTATCAGGAACTATCAGTCAAGTTAGAACATCACAGCATAAATATCGACTATGCCAATCATTACATTATTGTGGGAGTCTAACCAAGTTTAATCATTTCTTCAATTTATATCCATCAATCAATAAACATGCAAATGCAAAGTTTAATAACCACCAGAATATAATACTACTATGATAACCCATTATTGCATTGTGCATATAACATTGATAGGTAATCATTAACATATAAACTACTGCAAATATTCTATTCATGATGTACCTTTCCATCTATAATGTCACGATAATATTGAGCTAAATCAGGCATCTTATAATTATGCTGACTTAACACATCAGGACAATCTTTAAAGATAGAACAATAAACTGCTTGCTCATATTCAATATCTAATTGTCTGTTAATAACTATGTGATCAGTAGTATCATTTACTAATCCATCTTGCCCCAAATATACATGTAAATTGTGTAGCTTTTCTTTACTCACAATTGGTCCCCTTATATTAATAGTTTGGTATAAGTCCATTTATATACTCACACATACATACATGTTAGGGCAATGAATAAACACCGCCCTTACATATACACAATCATATCACTAATGACAAAAAGATAGAGTGTTAATCTATCTTTAAGTAGTCAATCATTCCTATTCTACTGTTAAGTTTGCAAGTTCTTCAGCAGCACTTGGAGCAGCACCTTGACCTTGGATGTAATTAAGTGCTTCTTTATCACCCAGTCTTGCAGCTACTTTGCCCAGTGTTAATAGTTCAGACTCCCATTGCTTCACAACATCATTCTGACCAATAAACCTCATCTTCATCTTATAGTCATACTTACCATACTCTGGCAAACCTACGATATCATTAAGCATCCGTTGAGTAGCGAGGAATGCTCGCTCTTTAAGTTTAAGTGTGGCGTTAGTAACGACCACTTCTTTGGCTTCAGCCATAATTTATTACTCCTATTTTAATTAATAAACCAAATCAAATTAAATAATTACAATTCATTTATAACGTAATTCGCTTTGCGAAAACCTCCCGATAGGGAGGTCTCTTTATATAAAAGACCACACATAGAAATTCTACAATTTTTGAAACCTCTTTGAAAGTTAACTAAAAAGTCTTAATATCTCTTCGGTAAAGGGGGGCCCAAATGGCATGGGAGGATTTAATTATAATTTTGGTGGCTGTGAGTCTAATTACGGTCATGAGGTATTTGGAGACAATGCCTGGTTACACCTGCCCTCAATATTGCGCAATAAATCACGAGCATTTTTGGATGATCAATCGAGATTCAGACCATCTAGTCGGTTTAGAGCAAAAGTCAATAAAACCAGGTAGTTACGAGCATTAAAAAAGTATTGTATTTTAATAATAAACCTAGTAAACTAGAGGGTCAAAATAGGAGGTGGAATGAAGAAATATATCTTAACTATTGAGTACAATGAAAAGACAGAAGAAGTAGAGTACTTAACTGAAGAGATTATAGATGATCTTCCTTCCTTTTACTATGGAGATATAGTGCTAGATGAATATTGGGATGATGAAACTATAGAAATATTAAAAGATGTATATATTATAGGGGAGTCATAAGTCTTTCTTAACGCAAACAAGCGTTTGCTAAAAGACTTCCTAGGAGCACAATTAAATTAAAGGAGTTAACATGTTGGTCGATGAAGTATATATAGGAGATGTAGTGAGAGGCATTTCTGCTCAAATTGAAGATTTAATACATCGTATGTATACGCTGGAGGACAGTATTGCAAATTGTAATGCTGCTATTGAAGAAATAAAAGAGGAGAAGGAAGATGCCTAGACATCCATCGTTGGATCCACATTCACTAAATCAAAAGATAGAGAACGTTAAAAGTTCTATAGAAGCTGAGTTAGATGAATTAGAAGCAAGGTTTGAGGATCTATATAACCTAATGCATAAGATGAAAGAAGACAATAAACCTAAGACCGTAAAAACTACCAAGAAGAAAAAGAAAGAAAAGGTTGAGAAAGTATAAAGTAAATAAAGGATGGCATAACGTGTATGAATCACAGGAGGAGGTGCCATCCAGTATAAAGGTAGTAAGCGATTGGAAGAAAGCTAATGTAGGCGATTGGGTGATAGCTGACGATGAATGTGTTATACAGGTCTTAAGAAAGGGTACTATGCTTAAGGCTAAGGGAAAAAATAAGGAAGCATACTATATTGGTACCTGTACAGGGACATTTCCTGTTACCCCTGCATCAAAGATGGATACATCTAAGAGGCAGAATATTTATAGTTTTAGTGGTAAATCAGAGTCTGAGAGTGTTTTAAAGAGAAAGAACATCACTAAAAATGAAATGGTATTTGTGCAGTATATAACTGCTGGCATGAGTCCTAAAGATGCATATTTAAAAGCATTCAATACAAAGAATCCTGGATATGCTAATATAAAGGCAGGACATTTATTAAAGACTGAGAGGATAAACACTCACATGAAAAAAGAATTAGAACCAGTTATGGAAACCTTGGGTCTAGATCCAGAGTTTGTACTTAAGAACATCAAGGAGGTTATTCTCTCGTCCGAAAAGGATGATACTAGGCTCAAGGCCTTATTTAAACTATCAGATATTATGGATATGGAAGATAAGCAAAAAACAAATGTTACACAAATTTCAGGTGCAGTATTTCAGGGGTTCTCTGATAATGCATTAGAAGAAGTTAAGAGACCAGAGGAATTAGGTGAGCATTAAACCAAATAGCAAATCTGAACTAGATGCGTTAAAAGAGCTAGAGATACTCGCATTAAATAAACAGGTTGCTGCTACTACTCGTACTTGGCAACAGTCTCACTCAGAGATTCCAACAGATTTAGGAGAAAGTGAAAAAGCATTGAATCTTTTAGGTGCTTTAGCTGGATTAAGCGGTGGAGAAGTATATAACGAGAAAGGAGAAGTTATTGCTGTTGGTGGAATCGCCCCAGACCTTGCGTTTACCCCATTGATGAGCAAAAAATCTATAGCTTCATTATTAAAGAAAGGCAAAGGATTATTTAAAGGTAGTAAAGAATTAAAACCTCCTAAGCTCTCACATCCTGATATTACTCCAACATGGAAGAAGAAAGAAATACTGGAACCACATAAAACGCCACAGAAAAATGATCCAGGCATTAAGACTGAGACAGCTTGGTATGATCCGAAGGTTTTGACTTGGTATAATCAGAATATACCAAAAGGATCAGAGTTAGTACGTAGCGCTGTTACTAAAGGAAAATCTGCAATAGATAAGGTAGGAGAGACTTTATGGGGTGCTAAGCCTAGCCCTGAATATGTTAAAAAAGCAAAAAATGCAGCTTTTAAAGACCTAGGATCTAAAGACGCTTATAATAGATGGCTTAAAACGAGAGGATGGGATGAAGATTGGTCGCTGCTAAGTTATAAACAATATAGAGATACAGTAAGGGATAAGCTAGATCTTTATAGTGATGATGATATATTATATATGAAAAAAGTCTTAGAGCGTAATAAATTAGGTGTTGGAGGCAGACACTTAGAGGGTTTAGTTGAAATAAACCCATATCATCTATATAAAAGTAAAATGTTTAGTAAGGAAGGCATCGATGCGCATAGTACAGGTGTTCATGAACTTATCCATAAAATTCAATTAGAAGATTTAAACAAATATTCAGATCTGGGTGGATACCCAATGACTGAAAAGGCAGCTAGAGAGGCAGGATACAGCATGCCTTATCTTTTTGATCAAAAGCCGAAGGTAAAATTTACCAGCATGGGTGAGGTTAAGCTTAACGACAGATATTTGGGCCATCAATGGGAATTGCAATATTGGGAAAAGATTAAACCATATTTAACAGACGACGCAAAAATAGCTTTAAAGGAAATTGAAAAATATGATGAATTAGGCTGGGCTCCTAAATGGGTAAAAGATTATAAATATCTATTAAGGCCTCGTGAGATTTCAGCAAGGGCGGGTCAAATAAGAGAAGGAAACGCGCCAAGTTATACAATTCATTTTCAAAACAAAATTTTAACAAAGGAAGGCGTAAAGAAGGCTACGGATGAATTATGGATGGCAGCCCCAATTATACCTTTACTTGATTTGGAAGAAGAACTAGCGGAATAAATGGCTAATATTAATTTAAACAACGTTTCTAAGATGGAGGATGAGCTTAGATTAGCGCATTCAGATCTTATAGCATTTGGTAAGTTATTTTTGGCAGATGATTTTATGAGGAGTGAAACTCCTTTTTTTCATTATGAGGTAGCTGATGCATTAATGAATAAAGACTATAGACAGCTAGGAGTAATATTACCAAGGGGACATGGCAAAACAGTTCTTACAAAATGCAATATCGTGCGTGATTTTGTTTTTACACAAGATCCATTGTTTTATGGATGGGTTGCTGCGTCTTCTAAGATATCTGTACCAAACCTTGACTATGTAAAATATCATTTGGAATATAATGAGAAGATTAAGTATTATTTCGGTGATGTTAAAGGGAGAAAATGGACAGAAGATGACATTGAGCTTAAAAATGGCAGCAAACTTATCTCTAAATCAAACCTTTCAGGTATACGTGGCGGGGCTAAGTTGCATAAAAGGTACGATCTTATCATCCTCGACGATTTTGAGGACGAAAATAATACCTGCACGCCTGAGTCTCGTTCTAAAATCGCGAATCTTGTTACGGCAGTGGTCTTCCCTGCTTTGGAGCCTGCTGACGGGCGGTTGCGTATTAATGGTACGCCTGTGCATTTCGATGCATTTACTACGAATATTCTTAACGGCCACCTCAAAGCTAAAAGCCAAGGTGAAGACTATTCTTGGAAGGTAATTACTTACAAAGCATTACAGAACAATGGTACGCCTTTATGGCCAGGAAATGGAGAGAAAGAAAAAGTTTTACGCTGATTCTGGTCAGCCACAGAAATTCTATCAAGAATATATGATGGAAGTTCAAAGCGCAGAAGATGCTATGTTTAGAAGGGAGCACATAAAGTATTGGGATGGTCAATTTATTCATGATGATGAATCTGAAATGTCTTTCATTGTCCCAGACGGAGATGATCCTAAGCCATGTGATATATACGTTGGAGTCGATCCAGCTACCGACAGTGCTCGTAGGGATAGTGATTTTAGTGTGCTACTTACTCTTGCTGTTGACTGCGATAACAATATCTATGTTCTTGATTATATACGGAATAGGTCGCTACCTGTCCTGGCCATCCCTGGAGAGAATAAAAAGGGAATCGTAGATCATATGTTTGATCTTGCTAAGTTCTATAAACCTTTACTGTTTACTGTAGAGGATACTACAATGTCTAAGCCTATTTTTCAGGCTATACAGGCAGAAATGAGAAGGCGGAATGATTTTTCTGTAAGATTTAAAGCAGAAAAGCCAGGCAATAGACTATCTAAGAGAGATAGGATTCAAGAAATTTTAGCCCAACGCTTTGCGATTGGGCAGATTCATATAAAGAAGCATCATTACGATCTTGATCGTGAGATTACTACATTTGGCCCGCGGATGGCCCATGATGATACTATTGATGCTTTAGCATATGCATGTAAGTATGCTCATCCGCCTATGAATGCTAAAAAAAATAAAGAAGGATGGTATAAAGAAAAACCAAAGGCTAGGTCATGGATAACAGCATAGATAAATTAATGGATGGATGGGGCGCAGAGATGGACCCTGATAAATTATTTTCTGATCAAACACAAGAAGATAACGCATTCTTTTTTGAAGAGCCTCAAATAGGTATTGATGATTTAATATTAGATAGTCCCCAATCAGGTATAGAGCCTAAAGAATTGCCAAGAACAATAACAAATAAAGAAATAAAATCTCAAGGCAAGCCTAATGTATTTGATGTAGAGAATAAAGAATTAGAAAAATTAAATATTGAAAAAATTAAAAATGATCAAGACATAGAATTAACTAAAATGTTTACTTATATTGCAGATTACGGGTTAATACATGGCATGGGTTTATATTATGCTGAAAACTTAGAAACTATAGAGGAAAATTATGGCCAAGAAGAAAGCATCGGATAAAGTAAGAGAGATATATAAACTTGCTAATAATCCTGTAAGAACTCAATGGGAGTATGCAAATCAAAGAGGATATGAATTTGCACATGATGAGCAATTAAGTAATGGGGAAAAGGCTTCTCTTGAGCAGCAAGGAATGCCCACATTTACAATTAATAGAATATCACCTGTTGTAGAAATGCTTAATTTCTATGCTACTGCAAATAATCCTAGGTGGCAAGCTGTTGGGATAGAAGGAAGTGATATCGATGTAGCATCAGTTTTTTCTGATTTAGCTGATTATATATGGAGTAATTCTAATGGAGATACATTATACTCAAATGCAATTAATGATTGTATAACAAAGTCAGTTGGATATGTACAAATTGCAGTAGATGCTAATCAAGATAATGGAATGGGAGAGGTAGTTGTACATCAGCCAGAACCATTTGATATTTATGTAGATCCTAAATCAAGAGATTTATTATTTAAAGATGCAGCTTTTATATTGATTAGAAAGGTGCTACCTAAGAATCATTTAAAATCATTGTATCCAGATATGAAAACAAAGATATCTAAAGCTGGAGTAAATGAAGGTTCAAATTCTTCATTAACATCAAGAGCATTAGGTGATAGAGATCAAAAATTATTTATGAGGGAGGATCCAACTGGAGATTCATATGGAATAGATTCTGAAGGAGAAGTTGATCAATTAATAGAATTTTTTGAACTATATGAAAAAGTACAAACGTCATTTATAAATGTATTTTATAGAATACCACCTACAGAAGAAGAATTAGCTAAAATTAAAGAGCAACATCAAGTTCAAATGCAAGAAATGCAGCAAGAAATGCAAGTTCAGTTACTTGAGCAACAAAGGCAAATGGAAGAGGCAGTAGCTAAAGGTGAAATGCTTCCAGATAGATATAAACTTGAAATGGAAAAAGCTCAAAAAATGATGGAGGCTCAATTAGAAGGCTTTTCTCAAGAGCTTATGAGTAAGTTGCAAGCAGCTAATTCAAGAATAGAAAATAGAGTAGTTCCAGAAAAAGATTTTAAATTAATGGAGAAAGATAAAAGTTTTGCTAAAAATATTGTTGATACTGTTCAATTTTATTCTCCAAGAATTAAACAAACATGTGTAGCTGGTGATCAATTATTATATGAAAAATTACTACCAGATACAGTAATAGATTATCCAATAATACCATTACATTTTAAATGGACTGGGACTCCTTATCCAATAAGTGCAGTTTCTCCATTGGTTGGAAAACAGCAAGAAATAAATAAATCTCATCAAATTATGGTACATAATGCATCATTGGGCTCTAGTCTGAGATGGATGTATGAAGAAGGTTCTATTGATAATGATACCTGGGAAAAATATTCAAGTGCACCAGGAGCATTATTACCTATTAGGCCAGGAGTAGAGAGGCCAACTCCTGTTATGCCTGCTCCATTATCCAATGCTTTCTTTAGTGTTGTTCAGCAAGGAAAATCAGATATGGAATATTTAGCTGGTATATATTCTTCTATGATGGGAGATACTCAGAATACTAGCGATACATTTAGAGGAATGTTAGCATCTGATGAATATGGTACAAGAAGAATAAAGCAATGGATGAAAAGTTCAATTGAACCTAGTTTACGACAAGTAGGTGAGGTTATTAAACAATTTTCTCAATCTACTTATACTGCAAATAAAAGATTTAGAATTATACAACCTAGCGCGATACAAGAAGGAAGAGAGCAAGAAATTAATATTCCTATATATAATGATATGGGCCAAGCAATTGGAAAATCTATGGATTTATCTGCTGCAAAATTTGATGTTAAAATAATATCAGGCTCTACATTACCAGTAAATCGATGGGCTTATTTAGAAGAATTAAAACAACTAATGCAATTGGGTGTCGTCGATGATATAGCAGTATTAGCTGAAACAGATATTAGAAATAAAGAAAAAATTGCTAAGCGCAAAAGCTTATATTCTCAATTACAAGGACAAATTAGTCAAATGGATGAAGCTATTAAAGATAAAGAAGGTACTATTGAAACACTTGAGAGACAACTTGTTCAAGCTGGTATTAAAAATAAAGTTATGCAAGCTTCTGTTGAGATTAATAAAAAGAAAGAAGAAGTTAAAGGAGATATGAAGCAAGCCTATGTTAAAACAGAAGGTGAGCAAAAATTATTGCGTGATGCAATGGCTACTGAAGCTAATTCAAGAAAAAAGGAAATGGCTATGGCGGTAGATAATTTCAAAAAAAGTTTGGAAACTTCTAAAGAATAGTACTAAGTTTCCCCGATTTTACATTCAATAAAGGAGAAGAAATGTCAGAAGCTCAAGAAAACAGTAACTCGGCAATTGGAATGTCAGGTGATTCTCTTCCAGAGGATACAGTTGACAATACTCCAAGTGCAGACTCTGTTAATCAGTTTTTTGATGGCCTTGACCAAGGTGTCAATGGCGCAATACTAGATGATAACCACGAGGTAACCCAAAGTCAAACAAGCGGCTCCACACCGGTAACCCGCACTAAAAATGACACTGGCTCCAATACAGTGGACTGGGAAAGTGATAGCAACCCATATAAAAAACGCTATAGTGACAGTAGTAGAGAGGCTGTAAATAAAGCTGAAACTTTGAATGAGTTGAAGCCCTTTATTCCAGTTCTTGAAGCTATGAAGAATGATAGTGGTCTAGTAGATCACGTACGTGGATATTTGCAAAATGGTGGGAAGCCATCAACAACTATCACAGAACAGTTGGGTATTGGAGAAGATTTTGTTTTCGATCAAGGTGAAGCAATGCAAAATCCTGACTCTGACTCTGCTAAAGTAATGTCTGCATATGTAGATAATATGGTGCAAGGTCGGGTAGGGCAAATGCTTCAACAAGAAAAACAAAACGCTATAAAAGTGCAAAAGCAAATAGCTCAGAAGAAACAGGAAGAAGCATTTCGTGAAAAAATGGGTATGACTGAAGATGAGTTTGCTGGATTTGTTGAGCAAGCTAAATCTCATAAAATGACTCTTGATGATGTGCATTATCTGATTAATCGAGACAAAGCTAATGCTAATGTAGCCAATTCCACTAAACAAGATATGTTGAACCAAATGAAAAGCGTACGTAATATGCCTACTAGTGCCGCTGGAGCAAACAGTCAAGGAGATAATAACAATCCTGATAGTAATTTATTTGATGGACTCCTTGGACTTGATAACAGTGTAGATAAACTGTTTGAGTAAGTGGTATAGTCTTACTACTTACTTAAGCAACAACTAAAGGAGTAAGACAAATGTCTGATATATTAAATATTAGTACGTATAGTGATGTCGCGGCTCCCGGTGCGGTTGGATATACAGCTGGAACAACTGCGGATACAGGTGATCTGCGTAGAAAGTTTAACTTTGGAGACCGAGTCTC